ATTATGCCTTTGAAAAGCAAAAAGAAGAAGTTCGACTTGCTCAAGAGAGAGCAGAGAGGGAACGTGAGGAAGTTTTGGAACCTCAGCAAACCTCAAGTCAAGGACAGGGTTTAAGATCAATCGTAGGCTGTCATTTTGACCCCGAAACAGGCGAAATCTTGGATGGAGAAGAATCGGCTCAGAATCAAGAAGAAGCCGTCACAGGGACTGAAAACGGCCTTAAAAAATACACGCAAAAAATGATTCTGGAAGTGTATTTTGAAGGAACAGAAGACAAAGACCGATTTAAGAACGGACTCAGTCAGCTAGGATTTGATTATAAGACTAACTATATCGTCAAGGGCTATCAAAATATCGAGCCGTTGACTCAGGAAGAGCTAGATAAAAAATTTGGGTGATAATTATGAGAAAACAAGTAAAAGACATTCTCAGAACACATGACACAGGCTGTCCGCATGGTATTACATTTGCCATACATCAAAACAAGGAAGAATGTATTGCATTATTTGGCAGGTCTGGTTGGCCTGACCTAAAACCCGACTTTATCTGTTGGAATGAACACGTTGAGAATAAAACGGGCTACACAACAGAGGGGGATTTACGAAATGCTTATGTTTCTGATGTGAAAAAAACGTCAGAAGACTTTATCGTAATTGAACTATTGCCATTTTAGACACTAAAAGATAAAAAAATATATGAGCTGGGAATCTCAATAAAAGCAACCTAGAAAATAAGCGTCATACTTGGACGAATGACGTAAAGGATTTCACCAGCCAAGCCATTTTTTCTCACACATTTTAAAATTGGCTGGTGGATTTTAAATTATGGACTGGATAGATTGGGCTTTACTTGAGCCAAAAAATAAAATGGATATAGTATCAAAGATCGAAAATGACGGGTACACATACCCGCATTATGACAAAACCAAGAGAGGTATTAAGTATGTGATATGCACAGAGGCAATCGAAAGAGACTGCTGCACGGCAGGGATCACACTGGCAGATGTATACCCTCTACAGACAAGCTTGTTTTGAAAAAACGGAGACAAAGATGAATGAACCAATCATTTTGGAGTTTGAATTAAACCGCAAGCAGATGATATCTGCGAATGACAGACTGCACTTCCAGAAGAAGGCTAAACTTACACACTTCTTGCGAGAGCTAGCAAAATACAAGGGATCAGATGTGTTAAGAGACTATTTTGGATTGCCGTTTTCGGAAGAGAAGCCGTGCAATGTAAGAGTGATAACATTCTCTCCAACAGCAAGAATTTACGACCCTCCGAACTGGTCACCTACCAGCAAGGCATTGCTAGACGGTCTGACAGATGCGGGATTCTGGATAGATGATAACTACAACATCATCAAAGAAACCAGCTTCTCTCACGGTGGGAAGTCTGGAACGAAGAACTACAAGATTAAATTAGAAATTGTAGAGGTGAAAACATGAACAACGTAAACCGCTTCTACTCAATTATTGAAGAGAAGCAGAGCGAATATAAAAACGTATTTGAATTTCTGCGCACGTTTATATCAAATGAAAAAGAGGTGAGCTATACAGCATCCAGAATCAGGATTGACAAGAAGGGGGGGCGATTACCTCCCGTGAATACGATGATTCGGTTGGCTCCTTTGTTTGATAAAACATTCTTTGAAACGTGTCTGAGGGAGAAATTAGACTCAGCTAAGATAAGAGACAAAGATGTTGAAGTTGGGCAGAAATATTTATTAAAAATTGATAGCACGCAGAACACAACTGAGGAAGAGCGGTTAAGGAAGTTAAAACGCAAGCTCAAGCGTGAAATGCATTTAGAAAAATCGTGGGGGATTTAAAGTGAAATTACAAAAATTAATTACAAACGTACAGCAATGGTCTATCGACCGTGGACTGGACAAGGCAGACAGCAAGAAGCAGATGCTGAAGCTCTATGAGGAATTTGGAGAATTAGCTTCTGGGCTTGCGAAGGGAAACAAGGAAGTCGTTAAAGATTCTATCGGTGATGTGGTCGTTGTGTTGATTATTTTGGCGCAGCAGCAAGGTGTTATATTGATTGGTGATTTTGAGTTATCGCATGGCCGTTTATCGAAGAAAGATATCATGATAGTAGCTTCCGAAAATGTAGGAATTATATCAAATTGTGTCAGGAAAAATTTTAGGTGTGAAGGGCATATCGTGTACTTAATTGCTTATCTACGATTGATTGCGAAGGACGAAAATCTAAAATTTGAAGACTGCTTATCGCAAGCGTGGAATGAAATCAAAGATCGCAAGGGCAAGCTAATTGATGGCGTGTGGGTGAAAGAGGAGGACTTGAAATGAAAGAAAAATCATATGAGCAAGTACTAGATGAAATAATCGAAGAAGACAAGGTCAACAATCCGAATCACTACAAGGGCAAGTTTGGTCTTGAGGCCATTGAGGTAGTCCGTAATTTTGCAGGTGATTTAACAGCCGTGCAAGGCTTTTATTGGGGTAATGCAATTAAGTATCTATTGCGATTTCAAAGCAAGAATGGGCTGGAAGATTTAAAAAAAGCCAGAAAGAATCTGGATTGGTTGATTGAGGAGATGGAAAATGAATAAACAGGAATTGATTAGTATGTATGAGCGGATTAGTAATTTTTCTGAAAATGCCAGTACGAAAAAAGTTATAGCGAACTTACGGAAACTAGACGAACCACAAGCATGTCACGCAGATGTAACTCCACGTTATCTGCGAAATGTTATCGCACGACTGAGAGAATTGCCATTACATGATAGGGAAGTATGGCTAAAAGCCATCATGGATGAATTTGAAGAAGATTTTAGTCACTCAAAATGGCGTGAAGGCTATGAGCAAGGCAAGTCCGAAGGCGCATGGGTTGGTCAGCAATTAAAAGATGCGGATAAAATACGCAGAGAATTAAATAGGCCAATCGTACCGCAGTTTGTGGCGGAGATTATCGAGTATTACAAAAGAAATAATGCTACATTATATGATGCGCTCAGAGAGAAGAATTTTAATAAACAATACAGTGAGTGGTTGCTGAATGAACAAAACGCTTACGACAAAGTCGCCAAAGCTTGGCTTGACGGCTACGAGGTCGAGAAAGAGAAGCGGTATACGGTTAAGATAAAAACTTATCTTGGTCAGTTCTTGGGCAGATATTACCTTAATGATGAAGAATTAACGCCTCAATTCACAAGATCGCAACTTACGGGGAAAGGTGAACTCCCTACATTTACCCGCCAAGAATTAGAAGAAACAGGCTTCGGATGGATTTTTTCTTGCGAAGGTATTGAAGTCGAGGAGGAGGAAGAATGATAGATAATGAAGGCTTGAAAAAAGAAAAAGAATTGATAATTGCTATTTCAAATCTAAAGATAGAAATTATCAAGAAATCTGATGGTCTTAGCAATCAATCGTTAATTAATATCAAGAGGGAAGCACGAGAACTATATGAATGTCTAGTATGCTTACAGTATGATGCGAAGGAGGTAGAGGAATGATTCCGAAATTTAGAGCGTGGATAAAACCAGAAAAACAGATGATTGAAGAAGATGATTTGCTTGATATTGATTATGACACTGAGCAAATAATGACACAACAAGTATATTTTGTAGATGGACTCCCTGATGATAGGGATTTAAAGTACCATGATTTTGAAGATGTTGAACTCATGCAATCAACAGGCTTAAAGGACAAGAACGGGCAGGAGATATTTGTAAAAGATATTGTCGATTATAAAGGCAGAAAAGCAGTTGTTAAATGGCACGGATCTTACGCAAGCTTCATCTACAAATATGTAGATGAATTACAAAAGAGAGTAGCGGACTGGAAACCTCTATATCTCTCTTACTATCATTTTGAGGTAGTCGGAAACGTATATCAAAATCCTGAACTTCTGGAGGTCAACCATGGCCGAAATTAAACTAATATTTTTCATTGCATCTTGCGTAGTAGCATTCTACGCAGGGGCGACGTTTAACAGGCCTGTGGTAACACACAAGGAAGAAGTTAACGGTAGGTATCACGTCACAATCAGACATTACGGTAAGTATCTGGTCAATAAGGATCAGTACGAATCTATTTCGATCGGTGATGATATACCCGAATTTTTAAAACGAAAGGAAAACTAAAATGAACTCAGATAAATTTTTAAATAAGTTTACTTACTTCATACTGTGCGTCTTCGTGGCAGTAGTCTGCTTCGGATTTTATAAGCAGTACGAAGCGAACCAAAATCTAAATGATAAAGTATTTCGGTTAGAGAGACAAAACGCAGAAATCACGGAGCAGGTCGACAAGCTCAATAAGACGATCGATGCGGAGATTGCCAAGAATTTGAAAGAAACAGCGGACAAAAACAATGTTGGAGGATAAGATAGCACAGCTAGAGCATGCGAAGAAATGCTATTTGAGAGACTTAGAACCAGAACACATGGCATTCGTGCAGAGGGATTTTGGTCTGCAAGTAGCGTCCAAACGCAGGGATTGGCTGAAGAAGCAGGTTAAGAGGTGTGACGAGGAGATCATAAGGTTAGGAGGGAGCGTGTGAACAAGAAAGATTTAACAATCGAATTTAGCGCAGAGATCCTTTGGCTAAGGAGATATTATCATAATCAAATTAAGCAGATGATAGCCGAGCGGAAGAAAGAACTTCGCTATCCGTACAGAGAAACGGATAAGAATGCCGAGATTAAGAGCACGAAGCCAGTTACCCCGCAAGCACTGAAGATCATTGAGATTGAAGAAGCGGATGATGAGCTTAAGAAATTGAACATGTGGCAAAACGCAATCAGTGAGTACGTGCAGCACACAGATGAGAATCTGCTCAGAGCAATCAAAGCCGTATTCGTACATAAGTCGATGAACATTTCAGGCGCAGGCAGAAAGTATATGTATTACTCTAAGACTACTACATACAAACTATTTTACGAATGGCTGAAAGGCTTATCTCATGCCTTTGTAAGACAAAAATAAAGACGGGCATCTTACCCGTCTTTTAATTGATTATATCTTCTCATTTCAGATAATACATCTTGCGTCTTGACCTTTTCTGCTAGATCACCTTCTTCAATTTCTTCATGAGTATAGTAATAGTCTACGATTGGCTTATAATCCAACACTTCAAGATAATCACCTCTAACGATGTAGAGATATTCGTCTGTTATACCTTCTGCGATATCAGATTCAAGCTCTTTGATTAAATCGTTGTAATCATAGCTAAAATGATAATTGCCTGCATCAATCCAATTTTGTATTTTAACAACAGTATCAAGCGTGAGATTGCCTATCTTACGTTCTCCGTTTCTGATTCGAGTGACGGCAGAACGATTGATTCCGATTTCTTTCTCCAAAAAATGAGCAGGGATGGCCTTGTTCATCAAGACCATCTCTACTTGTGATGTGTTAATTTTCATCAAACCACCTCAAAATTAAACGTCATATGCACGACCTACGACTTCAAACGTTGATCCATCTGCTTTGTCATCTTTAATATCTGAAATTAGTTGATCTTCATATCTAAAACCATGTTCTAAATAGTAATAAGTAACGACTGCAAGAGCTTCTTCGCGAGAAATGCTTTCAAGATATTCGGATATAATTTTCAGTCCGTCCCCGTAAAATTCGGATTTACGGTTTTTGTTTGAAATACATTTTGCAAGTTCTTCTTCTGGATCAAATTCTTCTGGCGTGTAATTTAACATTTCAAGAAGGTTCTTGTAGTCTTCTTCTTGAAGAATTTCGTTAAACATTTCATCGAAGAACTCGCTCATTGTGTCGTTTTCTTCGGCTTCTTTGTATTGTTCGTTGTAGTTTTGCTCAAGATACATATCTTCATAGTATGAAACATCTGTTGAGCCTTCTTCTATTAGTTGGTTAGTAACTGTTGCGTAAACACTTTTGTATGTATCTGCTATTTCGTAGTATTTATTTTCAACTTGAATATTAGCAAGTTTTTCTTCTGCTACTTCGATATAAAATTTTTTCATTTTTGTTTACTCCGCCGAATTTTTCGGCCCTTCCTCATTTCTTGATTATAGTATAGCATA